GGAATCAAGTCTCTTGTATCAGAGCATAACATGGAAGTTGATCAAGAATCAGTTGATCATGTTGCTCAGGCAGAAGAGAAACTTGAAGAGTCAAAGACAAAGTACAACGAAGTTGTAGAAGAGTTGATGACCATCAGAGAGGAAAAGCAGAAGCTTGAAACTGAAGCTAAATTTAAAGAAGTGACTGAAGGTCTCACAGACACCCAAGTTGAGAAACTTGCTACTCTGTCCGAAGGTATCAGCTTTGAATCAGTTGAAGAATATGCTTCAAAAGTTGCCGCAATCAAAGACAGCTACTTTGCCGAAACAGTTGCTCCAGTAGAAGATGCTACTGAACTGTTAGAAGAAGCCGCTGAGGAAGAGGAAGCAACTAAAGTAGTAGTCGATCCACAGATCGCCGCCTACGCCGCAAGCCTTGGTCGTTTAGCAAGCTAAACAAATTTATAAATAACATTAGATAAATCTCAAAAAGGAGAATTTCAAATGAGAAACGAAGAACTAATGCAAAAATGGGGCCCAGTGCTTGAGCATGAAGCACTTCCTGGCATTCAAGACAAGCATCGTCAAGCTGTTACAGCCACTTTGCTTGAAAACACAGAGACTGCCTTGAAAGAGGGTCAGTCATATTCACCTAATACACTTCTTTCTGAAGCTGAATTAGGACCCGTCAACAACGTTGGCCAAATGGACAAGTATGATCCCGTACTAATTTCTTTAGTACGCCGTGCGATGCCTAATTTGGTAGCATACGATATTGCAGGCGTACAGCCTATGACTGGACCAACTGGTCTGATCTTTGCAATGCGTAGCAACTACGTAGATGGCGCAAACAACGAAGTTAAATCTGAAGCGTTCTATAACGAAGCAGACACAGACTTCTCTGGTACTGGTACTCACGCTAACGCATTGGGTGCAGGATCAGAAACATCAGGTACTGGTATGACTACTAATGCCGCTGAAGAACTAGGCACTACTGCTGGATCTTTCGCTGAGATGTCATTCCAAATCGACAAAGTTTCTGTTGAAGCTAAGTCACGTGCCTTGAAAGCAGAGTACACAACTGAACTCGCTCAGGATCTAAAAGCTATCCATGGTTTGGATGCTGAAACTGAGTTGGCTAACATGTTGTCTGCCGAGCTTCTAGCTGAGATCAACCGTGAAGTGATCCGTACTGTATACAGCAACGCTGTTGCAGGTTCTGCGGGTACTGCTTCTGCCGGTACTTTCGACTTAGATGTCGATGCTAACGGTCGTTGGTCAGTAGAGAAGTTCAAAGGTCTTATGTTCCAAATCGAAACAGAAGCTAACGCAATTGCGAAAGCTACTCGTAGAGGGAAAGGTAACATTATCCTTTGTTCATCAGATGTAGCATCTGCTCTACAAATGGCTGGTGTACTAGACTACACTCCAGCGTTGAACTCTAACAACCTACAGCCTGACGATACTGGTAACACTTTCGTCGGTGTTCTGAATGGTCGTTTCCGTGTATATGTTGATCCATATGCAGGCGCAAACTACATGGTTGTTGGCTACAAAGGCTCAAGTGCATTTGATGCCGGTCTGTTCTATTGCCCATACGTTCCATTGCAAATGGTTCGTGCAGTTGGTGAGAACAGCTTCCAGTCAAAAATTGGTTTCAAGACTCGTTACGGAATGGTTGCAAACCCATTCGCACGTGGCGCAACTCAAACAAACCAAGGCGCACTGGCTGCTAACACTAACGTCTACTACAGACGTACAGCAGTAACCAACCTTCTATAATAAGAAGTCAGAGACTAGCGGGAAGCTAGTTGACTGAACAGATTAGGGAGCCTTCGGGCTCCCTTTTTTTGTGCGTATAAATAGTAACAGAGCCAAATTACTTCTATGAGGGTAATATGAAGTTACAAAATTTTCTAAATCCAGTTGAGTTTCGCTTTCAACTAAAGCGTATGCCCAACACACAGTTCTTTGTTCAGAACGTTACTATACCAGACATTTCATCTGGCGTAACTGAACAGATGACACCATTCAAGACTGTATATCGTCCAGGCGATAAAGTGCAGTTTGGTGATCTCACGATGCAAATCGCTATAGATGAAAATCTTGGTGCGTACTTAGATGCGTGGAACTGGCTGATCAGTCTAACAAAACCTGAGGGCTTTGAACAATACGCAGATTTGATCGGCGATGGTGGCGACGGAGTATACTCTGATGCTACACTTACACTACTAACTAACGGTAAGAACCCTAACGTAGAGTTCACCTTTATCGATATGTTCCCGACCAGCGTTGGCGGTTTGCCACTTGATATAACTAATAGTGTGCCTACTGTACCAACAACAGATATTACTTTTAGATACTCATCGTACACCATCAAAGTTCTATCTTGACTTTTGGCTTCTAGCCAGTTATAATGTATAAGCATGTATTTTTTGACCGTGAGGAATTGAATGAATATAGAAGACATCTACACAATGTGGGCTGAAGATAGTGAAATCGATCAGACCAACGTATCTAACGAAAGCGCAAAGATACCTAAACTACACAACAAGTACTTCAAGCACTACGTAGACGAGGGTCTACGCTTGAAGAAACTCAAAGCAGACTATAAAGAGTTATGTAAACTCAAGGGTCAGTACTATCGTGGTGAACTAGATATCACTGAACTGAACTCTTTAGGCTGGGAAGTACAACCTCTCAAGATACTCAGACAAGACATTGCCGCATATGTCGAAGCAGATAAAGATGTTATACATCTATCGCTACGCATTGGCTTTGCTGAAGAGAAGGTATCATATCTTGAGTCTATCATCAAAATGATCAGTAACAGAGGCTTTCAGTTGAAGACTATTGTTGACTGGGAGAGATTTAGAACAGGCGCTATGTAATGGAACAATCAGATCCACTCATGGGCTTACTCGCATTATTTCTAGTGATTGGAGTACCTGCTCTAATTTTTTGGCGCTTGGGTTGGTTTGAACATCAGAAAGAGAAGACAGACTTTGGCTTTGATAAGCCTGAAAATATGCGTAGTTGGGAAGGTCTGTTGTATGTAATGTGGAACTGGAAAGCATACACAGCAAAAGTTATATGGATAGTAGGTACAATACTTGTGTGGTATGAATCAGATTTGGGTGATGCACTCACTTGGTTCATAGCAGTAGGTATTTTGATTTTGATTGGCAGATTTTGGGAATTATTTAGATGACAGTGCAGATTGAAAAGGTCGATGAGATCAACATACGCATACACGCAGAACCATCGACTAAGATGGAGTTGAGTGAGTATTTTGAATTCTACGTACCTGGTTATAAGTTCATGCCAGCATATCGTAACCGTATGTGGGACGGTAAGATCAGACTATTCAATAGTATGACTGGTATGGTATACGCAGGTCTTACAAGATATGTCGAGAAGTTTTGTTACGACAGAGGCTACACAGTAGAACATATCAATGATGTGTACGAGGCGCAAGAAGTAAACGATGACGCAGGCTATCAACTTGCTAAAGAGTTTGACAGTTCTTTTCCTCCAAGAGACTATCAGAACAACGCTATCGTTCGTGGTCTAAAGTACAATCGTGCATTGTTTCTTTCACCTACAGCGTCTGGTAAGTCTTATATCATCTATACACTAGCAAGATATCACGTAGAACAAGGACGTAAAGTTCTTATCATTGTGCCGACTACATCTCTTGTGTTACAGATGTCTACTGATTTTGTAGAGTATAACAAGAACAGAGAACTAGACATACACAAGATCACTGGCGGCGTGGATAAGAACGTAGAAGCAGACTATACAGTCACAACTTGGCAGTCTATCTACAAACAGCGTAAAGACTGGTTCGACAAGTTTGATGTAGTGATGGGTGACGAAGCACACTTATTCAAAGCAAAGTCTCTCACTAAGATACTAGAGAAAACTCCGAACGTCAAGTATAGATTTGGCTTCACTGGTACACTAGATGACTCACAGACTCATAAGCTGGTACTTGAAGGACTGTTCGGTAAAGTGTATAAAGTTACAGAGACTAAGAAACTGATCGAGGAGCAGACACTAGCCGACTTCAACATCAAAGCAATCATATTGGAATATCAGCAAGAAATAAGACAGATAAATAAGAATAAGTCATATCAAGAAGAAATTGATTGGATAGTAAAGAGTGAAGCACGTAATAAGTTTATTAGAAATTTGGCTTGGTCACTTGAGGGTAACACTCTCATACTGTTTCAGTTTGTTGAGAAGCATGGTAAGATATTGCATCCAATGTTACAGAATAAGAATAAAGCCGTACACTTTATCCACGGAGCAATTAGTGGGGAGGAACGTGAGGCAGTTAGACATTTGGTTGAGTCAGGGACTGACAATATTATTCTCGCTAGTTATGGTACCTTTAGTACTGGTGTCAATATCAAGCGTTTGGATAACATTATCTTTGCAAGCCCGAGTAAATCGAAAATCAGAAATCTCCAATCGATAGGTAGAGTTCTGAGAAAAGGCAACGGCAAAGATAAAGCAACTCTATACGACATAGTAGACAACTTACAGTGGAAGCAGAAAGAGAACTTCGCTGTGAAGCATTTCAAAGAACGTGTGAAAATTTATAGTGATGAAGAGTTTGAATTCAGAATCTACAACGTTGACATAAAGGGATAACAAATGACTGAATACGTAACGATAAAATTATCATCAGGTCAGGATATCATTGGCGTTGTCGAGGCTGGCAACGTTGAAACTGGCGAAAATGTTCTAGTAAATAACCCCATCCAAGTTGTAGTAGATCCGCATCAAGGATTGTACGCTAAGTCTTACTTGCTCTTCTCCGAAGAGACTTCGTGCGTCTTCGCTAAAAAAGATATCATACACATGTCTAAAGCCAGTACGAAAGCCACTCAATACTATGATGATTTT